CGAGCGCGGCCTGATGGGTGGAGGACGCGGGGGCGTCGGGGTCGGTGGGGGTCTCGGTGTAGGTGGAGTCAGTCGCCATGCGTCCACCATGCGTAACCGCCGTGCGCCAGTACGGCGGCGCGCTCGCGGGCGCATGCCTCCTCTGATGGAAACTTGGCGTGTCGGCGTGCTTGCGCAAGCAAGGCACGCGCGCGAGCCTGTAGTTTCGGCCGCAGACTGAACTCGGGTCCCATCCAGGGCGGGACCCTCATCTGAATCCCGGCCACGCGGGTGCGCAGACGCACGGTCCCGGTCGAATCTGGAATCACCACCCGCATGTGCTCACCGTCAGGCAAGATGGCGATGACCTCCACACAGGACATGAGAATCGGTTCGAAGAGCAACAGCCACCACGTGATCTGCCGCGCGACCAACGCGGGGGTGGCGTAAACACGGCGTAACGCCTCTGCCATGCGCTACCCCGCGAACTGCCGCGCCGCGCCCGCGTTCGCGACCTGTTTCCGCACCGCCGCGTCCGGGATCGCCGCCAGCGTCTGCTCGAACTCGGCGCGCGTGCCCAGCCGCGCGTGCCGCAGCAGCTTGGCGATGCGTTCGGGCGTCACCGCGCCGCGCAGCAGCGCCTGGGCGAGGGCGGCGGGGGTGCGGAAGGGGCCTTGCACGCGCGGGGATGGTAGCACGGCCGCGTGACGCGAGAACAGCCGACTTGAGGCGGATTGCGCGGCGAATCTCACCGGATTACCCCGTCCGCCGCGCGGATGCGATGGGCGAGCCATTCCGCGATTTGCGGGACGATCACCAAACGCCACGCCCTTTCATCGCAGCATCAACCCGCATCGCTTGAGCACACTCAGGCGAACAACACTTGTTCCGCGCCCGCTTCCGTGGGTTGACCATGAACTCATCGCCACACCTAACGCACGTCTTCCGGTCTGGGTATTTCTGCTTGTGCATTCGCAGATGCGTGTTCGCACGCATCACTTGCAGATTCTCCAATCGGTTGTCCAACGGATCTCCGTTGATGTGATGTACGTGTTCGCTCGGCGCCAGTTGGCGACCCAGCGCCTGCGCCATCAGCCAGCGATGCGCCCTTACCTTTTTCCCGTCTCGCAGGAGCAACCGTGTTCGTGTGGCTTGGCTTCGCACGCTTGAATCCTTTCCCCGATCCATTGGGCGATCGCCGGGACAATCGCGTTGCCGAGGCCGCGCAGGCGGTCCACCCGCTGGGGTACCCCATGAGCCACTCGACCCACGTCGGGTTCAGACTGCCAGTCGCCAGTTCTGGATGGCGGCGTATCCAGGACCCGGACCCGCCCCACTCCTGCATCGTCCCGTTCCAATGGTCGCTGCCGCTGTTCGGTGTCGGCCACAGGCGAATGGCGTCCGTGAGCGTCACGCCGTCGTGATGCTGTGAGTGCGGATTCGTGCGACCCGCCGTCGCGTTCGCCGCGCTCTTGCTGTCGCCCACCGTGGGAGTAGGCCACGAGCCAGACGCGGTCGCGCCGGTGAGGGGCGCCAAAGGCACTCGCCGGTAAGCAATCCCACTCCGCGTCATACCCGCACGCGGCCAGGTCTCCGAGTACCGTGCCAAAGAACCGTCCAGCGTCACTTGAGAGTAGCCCTGGCACGTTTTCCGCCACGACCCATCGGGGTCGACACTCGCGAATGAGTCGGGCGAACTCGGGCCAGAGGTCGCGGTCGTCGTCGGCGCCGGCACGGCGGCCAGCCAGGGAATGGGGCTGGCAGGGAAAGCCTCCGCAAATAACGTCAACTGGCGCGAGGCGGTGAACAACCCGACCATCTCCTTCGGCGTGATGCCCTCGGCCAGTTCCACGGCCTGCTCCAATCCCGGGGGGCTGCTCTGCCCGCCGCCGCTGCGTCTGCCGTTGTTCGTGGACGGCGTGAGCGCCCGTCGCGACTTGCGATTCGTCATCGCTGCGGGTGTCGGCCAGAGGGCCATGACACTCTCGGACATCCTCATACCGCCTCACGTCGGGCCAATGCTGCGCGAGCACCGCCCGACACCACGGGTCAATCTCGACCTGCCACGCAATCTCGTAGCCCGCGCGCGTGAACCCGAGATCGAACCCGCCGATCCCCGCGAACAGCGAGCCGACCGTCATCCCATCCACGCCGCCGGCCCCGCCACGTGCGGCACCACCAGCGCCGGTTTCGCCGGCCCCACCGGCTGCGCGAACGTCAGCGCCAGCGCGTCCCCCTCGTCCGGACTCGGCACGTCGCGCGCCTTCATCTCCTTCTTCGACTCCAGCCAGATGCGCTGCTTCAGCTCCTCGCGCAGCCCCGGCCCGATCAGGTCCGCCTCCAGCCGCGGCGAGGTGTCGATCGCGCCGGTCAGCAGCCAGTCTTTCAGCTGCGCCCACATGTAGTCGCGCATATACCGGCACGTGGTCGTCGGCGAGTCCGCGCCGAAGTTGACCTCCGCGACGTTGCGGTGCCCGAGCGCCCGCAGCCGCGCGCCGACCGCGCCCGCGATGCCCGCCGAGTCGAGGAACAGCATCGCCACCTTGCGCCCGTCATACCGCTGCGTCAGCACGTCCGCGAGCCGGTTGGTCAAGACCGCCGGGTCGCGCGTCAGCTCGCCGGGGATGCGCAGGCTGGGGATGCTGCGCGCGTCGCGCCCGCGGCGGAAGCGGATGACGTTGGCGTCCGCGCCGCCCCACGCCAGGTCGCAGCCCGCGACCAGCGGCTCGTCGTCGAGCACCACCACCTGGCGCTTCTGCGCGGCCCTGACCCTCGCCATGTCGATAAACTGCGCGTCTTCCGCGTTGGGCGGCAGGCCGCGCACGCGCACCCGGAAGCGGTCGGAGTCCTCGCCGTAGTCCTCGAGCTGCTCGGCAATCAACTGCTTGTTCGGGAAGCGGCATGTCCGCGCGTCGATCACCCAGGTCTTCCAGCGCGTCCCGCGCCCGCCGAACACGATGTCGTAGAACGCGCCGCGCCGCCGCGTCGGGTTGCCGAACAGGAACTGCATCGGCTCGCCGTCGGTGAGGCCGCCCTCCTGCACCTCGTGAATCACGTCGGGGACGTTCGAGTCTTCGTCATTGATGTAGAACGACGTGGACCCGGCGTTGTGCTGCCCGGCGAACGCCTCGCTGTTGTCCGCGTCGCAGGTCTGCGGCGAGCACTTCCACGACGCGCGGTGGCCCGTGCGAAACATGATCGACGTGTTGATCGTGAACCAGTGCGCCGAGATGGCGCGCGCCAGCCACGTCTGAATCCCCGCCCAGGTCTTGTCTTGCAGCTGCGCGTTCGTGTTGGCGGTGATGACGCCCTTCGCGTCACGGCGCGTCGACATGATGAAGGCGACGAGCATGCCGGTCAGCGCGCCCTTGCCGATGCCGTGGCCGCTGGCGACGGCGCCGCGGATCGGCAGCACGGGCGTCACGCCGTCGAACGCGCGCGCGCGGATTTCGTGCCCGAGCCACTCGAGGAACGCGCACTGCCAGGTGTCGGGCTCGGGATACGCGGCGAGCGGCCCTGGTTTCCCCCACGGGAAGGCGGCGCGCACCCAGCCCAATGGGTCGGCGTAATGGTCCGCGCAGAACGCGTGCAACTCGCCTTCGGCGTCGCGGCTGACGGTCTGCGTGCCCCTCATCGCTTGTCCCGCAATGCGCGGGCGCGCTGACGGCCTTCGTCAAGCTTGGCGAGCAGTTCATCCGCCGCGCCAATCGTCACGTCCAGATGCTCCCCCGGCTTGCCCAGCGTGCGGTCGAGCACGTCGCGGCTCGCGGCATACGCGACGGTGGGGAACTCCTCCTGGTCGATGAGCGACGCGAGCCGGTCGATCGCGGGGTGCTGCAACGCGCGCAGGCGCTCCATCGCGGCGGCTTTCACTTGCGGGGCCGCGCCGCCGTGGAAGCGGCACACCGTCCCGCCGGGGATGGGCGAGTAGCGGCAGCGCTGGCCGCGATTGTTCGTCGCTTTGCACTGCGGTCTTATGGGGTCCGGCGCGCTTATGGGGTCGCGCTGCACCAGCGGGCCGCGCGGGGCGTGCGGCTGGGGTTTCATGCGCGGTGCTCCTTACCGCGTCTGGCGCGACCCGCGCGAGCCCGGAGCGCCTCGTACTCCTTGATGATGGCGAGGACGTCGTGCATCAGCGTTTCGCCGTGCTCGCGCCAAAACGCAATCCAGTCGGGCGAGCCGAACCACTCCGGGTCGTACCCCGCGAGGTCGCCGGACGCGATGAGTTCTAACGCATGTCGTGACGCTGGCGCGTAATCGTCCGCGCCGCGCAAGTTCGCCAAGACGGCCATCATCGCCTCACCCCACCAGCGCGGGCAGCCCGCCGCCGCCGAGCAGCGCCCGCGCCAGCCACAGCACGAGCAGCAGCACCACGCCCACCACGATCGCCGTCTTGAACGGCGCGGGCATCGGCACGTAGGTCACGACCAGCCACAGGCAGAACCCGACGACGGCGAGCACGACGATCAGCGTGATGAGTTGCAAGAGCATGGGAATCTCCTTCAGGGGGTACGGCGCCGCTCGGGCAACGGGACCGGCACGGCCCCGTCCATCCGCGCCATCGCGTCGAGCGCGGCCGCGATGCGCCCGAGGTCTTCGAGGTCGCGCGCCACGGCGTCATCGAACAGCCCGACCGCGATGAAGCGCTCGCGCAACCGGCCGCCGAGATCGTGGAGCAGGCGCGCGGCGTGTGACGTCGCCGCATCCAATTCGACCAGGGCCGGGTCGGGCGTGCGGTGCCAGAAATTCGACTTCATCTGGGAACTCCCTGCGCATGTCCGTCGTGTCAGTGGCACGTGGAACAACTCGTGTCCTCACCCGTGAGGGCCGCGTGTTGCGCCACCAGGGCGCGGGCGGCGGCGCGCCACGTCACGACGCACGCGACCAGGGCGCCCAGCCCGAAGCCGGCGAGGAACAACAGCAGGGCGCCGGTGGGGCTGGTCATGCGGGCTCCCGGCGCGCCAGCGCGCGGCGCAGCAACTCGATCGTCCCAGTGCTGGCAAGCGCCTCGGGCAGACACCGCAGCACGCACCAGCCCAAGAGGGCCGCTTCGTTGAGCTTCTCCATGTCGGCCCGAATGCCCGCGCCGCGCGCGTGCCGCCCGCCGCTGAACAGCCCGCCGTCGACCTCGAGCGCGACCCAGCGCGACGGCCACGCCCAGTCGAAGCGCCAGCGGCGCGGCGGCGCGAACAGGAACTCGGGCACGGGGCGCGGGAGATGTTCCACTGCGCAGACCGTGTCGAACCGCAGGCCGCTGGCGGTGCTCATGCTTCCTCGCGCCGGCCGGCGCGCGCGGCCATGTCCTGGCGCCGCTGGATCGCCGGGTTCGTCGCCGCGCACGGGCAACGGTCGGTCCACTCGTGCGCGTAGTCGTCCTGATGCGTCCGGCCGCAGGGTTTCGCAGGCACCCACGGCTGCCGCGTGGCGGCCGGTGCCCCGCACGTGAACGACCGCCAGCCCACGTCGGAGCAGGCGTCGCAGTAGTACTTCCATTCGCGCTCGACCCGCAGCGACAGCGTCGCGATCTGGATCGCATACGGCGTCGCGAGTGGGGTCGCGCGGTCGGGTTCCCCCGGCAGCGGCGTGCTCTGGCGCGCCTGCTCCGCGTAGACGCGCAGCATCTTGGGCGCGGGGAACTCCAGCGCCTCGCGCTGCGCCCGGGTCACCGCCGCGGCCAGCAGCGCGGCGTCCATGTCGCGCAGGGCGTCCCAGTGGGTGTCCGTGCGCGTGGGCGGGAACTTCAGCCCGCTCAGGCGCTTCATCTGCTGGTCGAACACCGCGCGGGTCATCGCGCCCACGCCGGGAGCCGGGCGCTGTCCGGCGCCGGCCACTGCTCCGAGAACCGCGCGCGCCAGAAGGCGTAGCCGCTGCCGCCGGTATTGGTCGACGCCTGCGCGCCGACCGCCCAGGCGGTGTCGACCGCCAGGTACCACGCGCGGAGCGTCGTGTCGGCGTCCGGGGTGTTGAGCGCCCGCACGAACTCGCCGTGCAGGTCGGCGGGCACGCAGACCCGTCCGCAGGCCGCGTGCCGCTTGTGCGTGTCGTGGAGCGGCGCGGATCGGGGGGGCAGGGGTGTGTGCGCCTGGTCGGCCAACCCCGCAGCCGGGTCCCCCGAACCAGCTGTACCGACGGACACTGCGCCCTTTTGGTGATCTTGGTGATCTTGGTGATCTTGGTGATCTTGGTGGGTTCGCGGCTTG